GCATGAGGCCGTCCCTTCAAGGGTTTATGAGGTCAGATCAGGGCGGGCATAACCGGGACTTATCTACTGGGGTCAGAGGTTGTTGGCGACCGACTTATTTGCGCCGCCACCGTCCGAGATACCGCCCGTGGCGTTGCCTCGGGTGATGTTGCCGGTCAAGTTGTAGTAATCCACGTTGGCGTTCACGGCTATCCCGTAGCGCTGCGTTTTGGTGCCCTGGGTGTCCCAGCATTGGCAGTCGCTCACAGTCACCTCGTGACACAGACCTACGGATATCCCGTTCAGTTCAATCCCGTCATGCAGGTTCGCGCCACGCTGGGAGTTGTTGACGGCAACGCACCCCACTACTTGCGCGTTGACCGAGTTGACGAGCCTGATCCCGACTGAGTAGTTGCTGGTCGAACGGCACCCGCTGACCACGCCACCATTACCTCCGACGTAAATGCCGCATCCCGCGTTTGCCGCGTTGCCAAGTTGCCCGTCTGTGTGGCATCCGATGATCAGCCCGCCGCTGAGCATCTCAATCCCGTGCCCACCAGGGCGCAGACCTACGTTGTTGTCCCGTGTCGTGCAGTGCATGACCCGCAGGTTTGTGGCGGTGGTGTCCGAGTAGACCCCGGCTTCGATATTGGACTCAAAGAGGCACCGGGCGAAGGTGGTTCGGGTGGCACCAAACACGGTCGCGCCGCGCCAATCCCCGCCTGCTGTGCCGTTGAGGCGTGAAGTGCAACCCTCAAATGTGGTGTCAGATGCACTCGCGCCGACGTAAATCCCGTGACCGGCAGCGGACTGTGCGAGGACACCAACGAAGCGGGACCGCAAAGCGTTGGGGACATACAGTGATCCGACGCTCGTGGACGTTGACGTACTGGACAGGTGAGAACCACCTGTGACGAGCGCGTCCACGGTTCCGGTGTTGAGGATCACCCCAGCGGTGAAGCTGACCGAGGAACAGTTGGTGAACGTCGGGCGGGTGGAGCCTGTCGCGTCGAAGGCGTAGGCGACCCCGCCGTTGATGGCGCGAATGTTGACTGCTGTGGCGTCGGCCACCGCGCTGATGCGGACCATCGAGCCATTTAGTGTGTTGCCGTCCAGGGTGCCGTCGCGGACGAGCGCGTTGGCCGAGAGGGTGATGAGGTTCGCGGAGCCTGAGAAGCGCTTGACGGTTGACCCGAACAGGTCGAGCACCTTGCCCGCCGAGACCGTGAGGGCCGTGGCGAGGTAGGTCGAGTTTGGGCGAAGGCGAACACTGCCAGCAGTCAGAAGTGCAGCCAACGCGGCGGTGTCGTCGCCACCAGAGGGCGCGGGGGCCTGCGTGGCAGCGGCGTTGGCGGTCGTTTGCGCAGCAGCGCCGATTGGTTCTGCCACTAGGGCATATGTGGAACTAGCGGCTGCCTCGGTGACTAGTCTCTTCGATGCGGGCTGGGTCATTTTGGTATTCCTTTACGCGAAGAAGGGGGCGCCATCGGTATCCGGGGCGAGGGTGTATGCGGTGCCGCTGCCAGTCATGTCGAAGTACGGAACGCCGTCCGTGTCAGCCCATAGCCCACTGACCGTGCCGCCCATGGGGCCGGGAGGGCCCGTAGCACCGGGAGGGCCCGTGGGACCTGTGACGATTGCACCAGCGAGAACCTCCGGGGCGATCACCGGGTAAACAACGCCAGCCGGGAAGTCCATGCTGGGCGGCGTCCGCACCCACGCGACACCCAGCGTTGCGTGGGTATATGACCAGCGCCCGAGCAGATCGGACGTGACCGCAGTCAGAAGGCCGGTCGATGCGAGAGCGTCCGCCTGTGTCGCATACAGGGACAGTGTGACGCCGCCCAGAACGTCACCCCTGGAGTTTGCGACAACATCGGAGGGCAGAAGACCGAAGGTGGGCATGTATGTTCCTTCTGTTCAGCAAGTAGGGGCGCCCGCCGCACCGAAGGGGTTGCCCTCGATACGACGGACGCGAGCTGTCACGCTTGCGCGTAGACGCCACCGTTGGCCATGCGACGAACTGCAAAGAGCAGCGCGTCGGCAACGTCCTCGGGGGACACGCTGGCTCCCGTGACGGGAATCGTGATCGACGGTGCGAACGCCGCCGAGACAGGGGCGCCAGCGGCCCCGTAAGCGGCGCTGAGGCCACCGGAGACGCCATTGGTACTGACACCCGCAAGTTGCACAGCGGGGGCCTGTATGGTCGTGCTGGCTATGTCCCTGCCCAGCCCAGCCAGCGACCGGCGTATGGCGTCATAGGTCGACTCCATGCCGACGATCAGACCCTCACCGACGTTCTTGCCAATCTCCATCGTTACTCGCGACGGGGAGTGCGAGTTGAACGCGATTCGCATTGCGTTGGCCGTAGCCTGCGCCGTCATGGTCGCCGCCTTGATCGCCGCCACCTGACGGGAGAGGATGCCATTAGCGAGTCCCTGGGCCACGCCGACGCCAATGTCGTAGGCGCCAATATGACTCAGTGGGAACTTCACGCCAAACGCTATCGACGCCCCGGCCGCATTGACTGCGGGCATGTTGGCGTTAATGCCACCGGCGAAGTTAGCGCTAGTCTGAGCGCCCGAAGTTCCGGCGCCAGTGGCGATAGCCGCCATATTGGCCTTAGCTTGCGCGGCCATCGAGTTGAACCCGTCGCTGATCGAGCGCAGAGTGCCAGCCCATGGCAGATGCAACTTCTCCGCGATGTTTGCCGACGTTGAGAGTATCGTGCCGAAGATGGTTGTAAACGCATTCAGTAGCGTCGAAAGGCCACCGACTATCAGCCCCATCGCCCAGACCTGCGCTTTGAGGTTGAACTCCAGGTACGGCAACACCCGTACCGCCAGGTCCATGATCGTCGTGATCAAGGGGGCGAACGCGATAGTCAGGTCGACGATCTGGATAACCACGGGAACGAGCTGTACCGCCAGGTCAACAATCTTGGGCAGCAATGGGGTAAGGGCGATCAGGAGGCTACCGAGTGCCGTCGCTAGGCCCGGAAGACTCGGCGCGAGTTTGACAACTGCATCAGCCAGCGCGGCGACAACGCCGGGGAATGTCGGCGCCAGTGCCTTGACCACGGCCACGAGGGCTGGGGCCAACGTCTGGATGACCGTCAGTAGCGCGTTGGTCAGAATCGGGATCAGCGGCGTAATGGCCGGTGCCAGCGCTAGGAACAGGTCCGTGAGTCCCTGAAGGAATCCATTCAGAAGGGGACCGAAGTTGGTCGCCAGCGTGCCGACGACCTCCATGAGCTTGCCGAACGCGATGCCTATTGAGGGCATTGCGGGCGCGAGCGCTTCAATACCCTTCTGGATGCCCGTGAACATGGCAGTCAGGCCCGTCTGGAAGGCGGGCTGCGACAGCGCCTTGGCGAGGGCGTCGAGCGCCGTGCCGATGGTGCTACCGATGATCGGCAGAAGCGTGGTCAGGGTGGCGCTGAAGACCGTGAAGAACTTGCTCACGGCGGGGCCCGACTTCGTAACGATGAGTTGGATGGCCGTATGGGCTGCCCGGAAGGCGTCTGCCATGCCCTTCTGGAAGACAGGACCGGAGGTGACCTTATGGAGAGCGGCGAGCGAGTCGGCCAGGATACCCAGCGTGGAACCGCCCGCAGCCTTCGCGGCGCGGCCGAGGTCGGCCAGGACGTTGAACGTCCCACTTAGGACGCGGCCCAGGTCGTGCAGGGCGGCAATGCCGGTGTCGACCCACGCCTTCAGGGTGCCGTCAGCCGAAGCCTTCTTCAGGAAGTTGTCGAAGGTCGTGGCGACTCGCGAGAACCACAGGGACAGCGACGGCAGGTAACTAGAACCCGTGAGACCGAGCTGAGTAACGATGCTCGCGAAGATGCCCGCGTTGTCGGCGCTGATCTTGATGGACTTGTTCAGGTTGTCGAACATGGGACCGAGCGCCAACTTGAACGGCTTGCTCAGCGCGCTGGCGAATGTGCCCCAGAAGCGACCGACCTCTTTGGCCGTATTGCCGAGTTCGGGCAGGTAGAGGTGAGCCAGTTCGTGGATACCCTTACCTGCCGTCGACCAGAAGTCCTTGGTGGCGAGATCCTTGAATGCCGTCCACTCCTTGTAGAGGTCGGGCATGAACTTCTTGACACCCTTCAGGGCGAGCAGGGTGATACCCAGGCCGATCGCGAAGCCCATCATGATACCGGGTAGTACGAGGCCCACGGCGGCGATAGACGCCAGCGAGGAGGCGAGGGCGAAGACGTTACTCGAAGCCGACAGTACGGCAGCGCCAAGACCGCCGATGCCGTTGCCAATGGCAGCGATAAGCGGGATGACCTTATCCAGGTTCTTGAACATGTCCCAGATGTTGTTCCACGTCGAATGCAACATGCGAGCGCCGGACAGGGCGGACAGGAGCGTACCGGCCTTCGCGAGCGCCGTCTTGCTGACGCGAGGAATGATCGTGGCGAACCGATCGCGGGAGAGGATTGCGAGCCGGGCGCTAACTGCCATTGCGGAGACTGAGCCGTATTGGAGCTTGACTGAAATCTTCAGCGGGTCGATCCCGCGGCGCCAGTGCTCGATCTGCCGCTTCACGTGTTCGAGCGAAGACTTGTCCAACTCCAGCGTCGCATTGGCGGCTACCAGTTCCGCCTTGATCTTGACGGGGTTCGTCTTGGCCATCGCAGTCGCTTCACGCCGGTACTTGGCGAGTTCGCCGCGCATACCGTCCGTGGATATCTGCACATAGAGGCGGATCTTGCGCGAGTTCATCGCCTTGTTCTCGGCGTTGAGTTCGCGCAGTACGGTGAGGAGGTCACGCTTCGCGCCAGTGATATCGAGCGTCGTCGGTACGACGAACTTCAGGCCCTTCTCAATGACGGCGAGCTTTGCCTTCGCTTCCTTGCGGAAGGAGTCGGTGTCGGGGAGCACCTTTACCGCGATCCGTCCAATGATCTGTCCTGCGGGCATTGGACTACCTCCTGCTGAGTCGGGCGTATATGCTTGCCACCGTGGCCTTCAACTTCCCCGTCTTACCCTCCTCGGGCTTAGGGGTCGGTCGGGGATATGGTGGGAACTTCGGGGCCTTACCCTTGGCGAAGTTGCCCGTGGCTCGGGTGTTGGTATTGAGCGCGTCGTAAGTGTCGGCATTCATGTGGCGGTCAACGCCCCAGCCGAAGTGCTCCCTGCCGCCCGACATAAGGGCGACTGTGAGGGAGGTGTCAGGTAGCCTCTGCACGAGCTGATAGGCCAACACAGGCGAAGGGCCCCTACCTTCGATCACGTCCACTAGGTCAACGCCGAAGTGAAATAGGAGATCGGGATAGAGGCCCTCGCCGTACTGGTCAATCAGTCCTGCGAGGCCGAGGCTTCCCCCGCTTGGGTGCCCGCCGAGTACATCTCGAAGACGGACGCGAGGAGCGCCAGGTCGTCGCCGAGCTCAGCGATCAACACATCGGCCTGATGCTCGTTCTCTGCGACGAGGCGGAGAATCCCCTGGAACACCTCAACCTGGTCGATGTCTTCGACGCCCTCGCCCTCCTGTGCTTCGAGATCCTTCTGAGCGGCGAGCAGGGCGGAGCGCTTGACCTTCGTCAGGCGGAGCGGGTTGAGCAGGCGAACGAGAACGTCGCCCACCTGGATGTCGGTACTGCCGTACTTCGCCTCAGCGGCTTCGCGGATATCGTCAAGTGTGAAACTGGCCATGGGTTTGCGGACCTCCGTGTAGGTGTAGCGAGATGGCGGAAGGGGTAAAGCCCTACCCCGCAGCGGGTCCGCCGATTGCTGCGGGGTAGGAGTCGATCAGGTCACACAATCACTCAGACGGCGACGCCGAGCGGGGTGACCGCGTAGGCGTAGGCGTTGGTGCCCGAGATCATCGGCTTCACGCCGAGCGGGAGACCGGCCAGCGACTCGGTGTCCGCAAT